TGCAAGGTTCGCCCCGTACGGGATGGGAGGCATTGCCCGTGGTGGTCACTTTTCGCACGGCCGGACGCTGAATGCCTCGGGCGCCGAAGGCTTGTGGGGTGTTCGGGTGCCCGGAGCGTGTGGTGGGTGTGACGTACTGCCCGGCGCACGCGAAGCGGCCGCCTTCACCCAGCTCGATCCTGGCGCGCGACCCTGCCGAGCGCGCTCGGCGCGTAGCCGTTGTCGTCGCGTGGGTGGCGGACCACGGGTACGTCTGCCCTGGGTGGGAACGCGACCCACATCCGTCCCGCGACTTGACCGCGGCGCACATCAGGGCGGTGGCTCACGGCGGCGGCAAGGGCCCGCTGACGGTCCTCTGCAGATCGTGTAACTCGCGCCAGAACACGACGCCCGCGTAGCGGGACTGACGGACTCCGGCCCGGAGGAAACCCCGGCCGGTCTGCATCACCACCACCATCAACCATCACCGAAGGAGAAGACGCACATGTCCGCCAACACCGAGGCCACCTTTGATGTCGTGTTCACTGACCCGTCGCTCGACCAGATCGCAGTCAAAGCCGCGTACCTGACCGAGGAAGACGACCTGGTCGTGTTCAAGACGGCCGATCACGCGTATGTCGCCGCAGTGCCGAAGCACCACCTGCTGTACGCCACCCGTCGGGTCGACTGAGGTCGATAGGCGTCGCGACCCTGTCAAATCGCAAGCAGGGTCGCGACGCGATGGCCCAACGCCCGCCAGAACGTCTCGCCGGGCTGACCCGCCAGGGGTCTAGCCGGCGCTCTCCGACACGGAGGTCACCATGCCCGGCCCCGCTCCGAAGCATCCGAGCGTGCGCGCTCGCCGCAACAACCCCAAGGCTGACTTCCGCGTCCTGAAGTCCGAGGGTCGTCTGCAGCCGGCCCCCCCGTGGCCGTTGCAGCCGAGCCCTCGTGCGCAGGCCGCGCTCGAGTTCAACCGCGACCGGGTGGCCGCCCTCCAGCTGGAGATCGCCGAGGCCGAGGACGGTCGCACCAAGGGCCGGCTGCGCCGCGGGCTGAACAAGGCCGAGATCCTCGTCGTGCAGCTGGAGCTGGAGATCGAGCAGGCGCGTGACGCTGAGGTCGCCTTGTGGGCCGACCTGTGGCGGATCCCTCAGGCGGTGATCTGGGAGGAGTCCCACGCGCTGCGCGAGGTCGCGCAGTACGTGCGCTGGAAGATCGCCGGGGAGCAGGGCGACCTGGACTCCGCGAAGGAAGCGCGGATGCTGTCGGACCGGCTGGGCCTGAACCCGCTGGCGCTGCTGAAGCTGCGGGCGGAGATCGAGCACGTCGAGGCCGTGGAGGCTCAGGGCGAGCAGCGGCGCCGCGCCGTTCCGACCACGCAGGCAGCCAAGCCGAAGAAGGGCGACGACCCACGCAACGGGCTCTTCGCTGTGGGCTGAGTCGTGCTGCTGGTGGTGCCGGGTCCTGACCCGGAGCCGTGGCCGACGCTGGGCCCGCAGGTGTGCTCGCTGCTGGAGGAGCGCGCGGTCTACGGACCCGGCTCGCTGCAGGGCCAGATGTACGTGGTCGACCCGGAGTTCCGGGCGTTCATCTACCGTGCCTTCGAGGTGTTCCCGAAGGCGCACCCGTGGGCAGGCCGCAGGCGCTTCAAGCGCGTGGGTCTGTCGGTCCGCAAGGGGCTCGCCAAGACGGAGAAGATGTCCGCCCTGGCGTTCGCCGAGCTCCACCCCGAGGGTCCCACCCGATGCGATGGGTTCGACGCCCACGGCAACCCGGTGGGCCGCCCGGTGCGCTCGCCGTACATCCCGATGCTAGCCGTCACCGTCGAGCAGGTCGAGGAGCTGGCGTTCGGCGCCCTGAAGTACATGGTCGAAGAGGGCCCCGACGCGGACATGTTCGACTCCTCGCTCGAGCGGATCATCCGCCTCGACGCGTGGGGGCGCGCCGACGGCAAAGCCGTTCCGCTGTCCGGCTCTCCCGGTGCCCGTGATGGTGCGCGCACGACCCTCAACTGCTTCGACGAGCCGCACCGCCTGTTCCTCCCCCGCCAGATCGCGGCACACACCACGATGGACGCGAACCTGCCGAAGCGGCCACTCGACGACCCGTGGTCGCTGTACGTAGGCACGGCCGGCGAGCTGGGCCAACGGTCGGTGGCCGAGCAGCTGCACACCGAAGCCGAGCTGATCCGGGACGGCAAGATCGAGCGCCCGGACATGTTCTACCTGTACCGGACGGACGACGGCGGGCACGACCTGGCTGTCAAGGCCGAGCGGATCGCCGCGGTCGCTGAGGCCACGGGTCCGGCGGGCGAGTGGGGCCCGGGACAGTTCGACGAGATCGCGTCGAAGTGGGACCGGCCGGGTGCGGACACGTCCTACCTCGAGCGTGTGTGGCTGAACCGGTGGATCAAGTCGGCGCAGCAGGCCTTCGACACGAAGCGGTGGGCCGACCTGTGCCACGTCGGGGGGAACCCGGCCGCGCCGATGCGGGCACGAATCCCGAAGGGTGCGCTGGTCACGGTTGGGTTCGATGGCGCGCGGCGTCGGGACGCGACGGCCCTGGTGCTGACTGAGGTCGCGACGGGCACGCAGGAGTTGTACGCCCTGTGGGAGAAGCCGCTGGATGCGGATGAGACGTGGGAGATTGACCCGGCGTCGGTCGACCAGGCAGTCGAGGACATCTTCACCACGTACAGGGTGTGGAAGATGTACGCCGACCCGCCGTACTGGATCATCGAGGTTGGCGAGTGGTGCGGTCGGCATGAGGGCGCGGTTGAAGAGTGGTGGACGAACAAGTACAAGACTGTGGGCTACTCGATCCGCGCCTACCGGGAGGGTCAGTCCTCCGGTGCCGTCGGGTGGGTCCCGGGACATCACCACGCTGCGGACTTCAGCCGCCACATCGGCAACGCCGGGAAGGTGCCCACGTCGTTCGTTGACGACGAGGGTCAGCCACTGTTCATCCTTGGCAAGATCCACCCGGACCGGAAGTTCGACGGTGCGATGGCTGGGCTCCTGTCCTGGCAGGCGTACCTGGACGCCGTGAAGGCCGGGGCCAGCGTGCCCCGCACCCCGACCCGCCCCCGCCGTATCCGCTGACCAACGAGAGGGGGGCCCGTGCCAATCAACGTGCGAACTCCCGACAGCCCCGGATGGTGGATGCAGCGATGCTCGGCGAAGCTGGAGCTGCGCCGCAAGCGCATCGACCCGCTCTTCGCCCGATACGAGGGCACCCAAGAGCTGCCCGCCTCCCTGAAGGACGCACCGCCGGCGGCCCGGCAGTTCTTCGCAACGGCGCGCACGTCGTTCGCGGAGATGATCGTCAAGGCGCCCCGCTACCGGCTGCGCGTGACGGGCATCGTCACCCCGGACAGTCAGGACGAGTCCGGAGACGCGAACGCCTGGGCCCTGTGGAAGTCCGCGGGCATGGAGACCGAGCAGGACGACGTGCACCGTATGTCGATGATCGCCGGCGACGCCTACGTGATCGGCGCGAAGTACCAGGGTCGGGTCGCGGCCACCGCGGAGGACCCGCGGCAGGTCATCACGATCCACGACCCGGTGGTCCAGTCGATCATCCTGGCGGCGTCGAAGGTGTTCCATGACGACGTCGACGACCGAGACGTGGCCTACCTGTTCCGGCCCGACGGCACCACCGGTCGCCGGTGGGTGGCGTTCCGGCCTCGCAAGTCGGCCGTGAAGTCGGGTGTGCGGTTCACCGGTTCCGGTTGGGAGTGGGACGAGACCAAGGGCGGCGCCGAGGGGGAGCCCGTTCCCGTTCCCATGCCCGTCGTCCGGTATCGCAACGAAGAGGGCGTCGGGGAGTTCGAGCGGCACCTGCCGCACCTAGACCGCATCGACCACGTGATCCTCCAGGCCATGTGGATCGTCACCATGCAGGCGTTCCGCCAGCGCGCGATCCACGTCGACGAGGCCGACATGCCGTCCCGGGACAAGGACACCGGCGAGCTCATCGACTACACCGACCTCTTCCAGTCGGCCCCGGACGCTCTATGGAAGCTGCCGCTGACGGCGAAGATGTGGGAATCCGGGGTGGTCGACACGACTCCCGTGTCGGGCCTTGCGTCCAAGGAGATCGAGCGGTTGTCGGCGGTGACGTTCACCCCGATGTCGATGTTCTCCTCCGACGCCGTGAATCAGTCCGCGGCTGGCGCCTCGCTGGTCAAGGAGGGCCTGACCACCAAGGTCGAGGACAAGTGGGGTCGCCTGGGTGCATCGCACGCGCTGACGGTGGCGCTGCTCGGTCAGATCGCGGAAATTGGCACCCCGACCGACCCCGCGCTCATCAGCATCCAGTGGCGCCCCGCCGACCGGTACTCGCTGGCAGAGAAGGGCGACGCGTCGGTGAAGGCGGCGTCGTCCGGAGTGCCGTGGCGGACCCGGATGCGCACGATCTGGCAGTTCGGCCCGGACGACATCCAGCGCATGGAGACCGAGCGCGTCGACGACGCACTGCTGGCGGCGACGATGGCGGCCCCGGTCCCAGCCGAGGCCCCCGCCACCGCGGCGACGGCCGACCAGGGCTGAGCCGTGGACCCGGAGTTGGTCGCGCGTCTCGTCGACGCCGAGGCTGTCGCTCAGGACAGGATTCAGGGCCAGGCGTCGGCGCAGGTAGCGGCGGCGTTCGGCGGGGTTCAGGACTGGGCCGATCACGCGGTCATCACCGTGGCCGCGACACAGGCCGGTTCGGTCGCCCGGTCCGCGTCCCGGATGTCGGCGGCGTCGGCGGACGCGTATATGACCCGCATCCTGGCCGCGACGATCGGCGGATCGCCGCGGCCCGCCGGGGCGATCTCGATCAACGACCCCCTGCGGGTCGGGGTGCGGGACTGGTCGTCGGTGTACGGGCGGGTTGCCGACACGGTGCGCCTGCAGGTCGCACGTGGCGCCAGCCTCGACCACGCCGTGACGGTAGGCCTACAGCGCGCGGATACGATGGTCCGCTGGGACTCAGGACTCGCCCGGCGTGAGCAGTGGCGCCAGTCCCTCGCCGCGAACCCGCAGGCCATCGGGTGGCGGCGCGTGATCCACCCGGAACTCTCCCGCGGTGGCACCTGCGGCCTATGCATCGCCGCAGCTGACCGCATCTACTCCATCGCCACCCTCGCGCCACTACACGGACGTTGCCGTTGTTCGGTGGCTCCTGTGACCCGGACCGCCGACCCGGGCGGGACACTGAACGACGAAGACCTGAAGCGCGTCTACGAGTCCGCGGGATCTACCGCAGCCGAGGACCTGAAGCGTGTGCGCTACAACGTCCATCAGCACGGCGAGCTCGGTCCCGTGCTGACAGACCGCGCTCACAACTTCCGGGGGGTCGGGAGCCCGCCGAAGGCTGGCCCCACGGCTGCTGAGATCACGCGGCGTCTGGAGTCGGAGATCGCGTCGCTCGAGCGGTCCTACCGGGGGTTGCTGGCCCGGGCATCAGCCGGGGAGAACGTCATCGGCCCGCTGGCCTACCAGCGGGACCGGATCGACGCCCTACGCGCCCGTAGCCTGGCGATCGCGGCCTGAGAACGCCCCCGGCGTCGTCCCGGGGGAACCGAGCGCCCGCCATGGGTGCGCCCACCACTCCCGACAGGGGATCACGAATGAGCACGCATCCCGGCCCGCACGGCATCGACCTCACCGCTCCTGGGGGCATCGCCGCCCTGCTGGACTTCCACCGCCGGACCTTCGGCGACGCCCGCATGGAGGGCGAACCTCCCCCGGCGCCTTCGCCTGCGGCGCCGCCGGCACCCGCTCCGGCCCCGAAGCCCGCTCCCGCGCCGAAGGCTGAGGACCACGGGTTCCCTGCCAACACCCCGGTCGCCGAGATGACCGGTGACCAACGCGAGGCGTACTGGAAGTTCCACGCCCGCAAGCACGAGGAACGCGCGACCGCCACGGCTGACCGCGACACCATCGCCGCCGAACTCACCGCCCTCAAGGCCCGCACGCAGACCAACGAGGAGCGGGCCGTCGAGGCAGCAAAGACCGCCGCGAAGGCCGATGGTCGCCGCGAGATGCTCCCTGCGCTCGTGCAGGCCGAGTTCCGGGCCGCTGCGGGCGGTCGGCTCACCAGGGAGCAGATCGAGGTCATCCTCGCTCCATTGGACCCCACCAAGTTCCTGACCGCCGACGGTGGACAGGTCGACACCGACAAGGTGCAGAAGTACGTCGACGGCATCGCGCCCGCCGACAAGAAGTGGCCCGACATGGGCCAGGGGAAGCGTGGCACCTCGCAGACGACCCCTGGCGTGAGCGCCGGCCGTGCTCTGCACGAGGAACGTCACCCGGCCAAGAAGTAACCCCCAACCCTGCCCCATCCCACGGAAGGACAACCCCCATGCCGCGTCTCACCAGTGAGGCCATCGGCGGCGGTGACCAGTCCTGGCTCGGGTCCGCTCACGGCATCGGCAACTGCCGCACCGCGACGATCGACGTCAGTAGCTTCACCGCCGGCACGCACTACCCGAACAGCTACCTGCCGTCCGGCCTGCCCGTCAACGTCGCCGACGAGGGTGCTGCGGCTCCCTGGACCGGCGCCGAGACCGAGGAGCTCGGGTTCCTCTTCACCGACCAGCCGTGCGTTGCGACGACCGCGGACTTCGCGGCCCCGATCCTGCGCCACGGGCTCGTCAAGGTCGACAACCTGCCGATCGCCTTCACCCCCGTGGACGCGCCCGGATTCGTCTTCATCGAGGTAGGAGGCGGTGAGTCCTGATGGCCCTGTGGACCGACATCATCGACCCAGCCACGCTCACCGGGTACGCCCGGGAGTCCCTCTCCACCTACGAGGCCCGCAAGGGCACCCTCGCACGGTGGTTGCCGAACCGCGAGGTGTTCGACATCGTGGTGCGGTTCATCGCCGGCTCGTCCGGTCTGGTGGAGGAGGCGCGGTTCCGCGCCTACGACGCCGAGCCAGAGGTCGGCAAGGCCCCGTCCGGCAAGCGCGTCACGCTCGAGCTGCCGGCCATCGGCCAGAACATCCCCGTCTCGGAGTACACGCAGCTCCGGACCCGTGGCGCGTCGGACGAGGCGATCCAGGTCTCGATCCTGCGGACCACGGAGCGGGTCGTCCAGGCTGTCGCGGACCGTATCGAGCGGCTGCGCGGCACGGTGCTCGTGACCGGCAAGGCCACGATCACCCAGGACAACTTCAACACCGAGGACGACTTCGCCCGTGCAGCGGGTCACACCGTCACGGCCGACGCGCTCTGGTCGAGCAACACCAACGTCGACCGGCTCGCCGACCTGCAGACCTGGCACGACGTCTACGTCGCGAGCAACGGCGTGGAGCCCGGGGCGCTCGTCATGAGCACCGCGGTCTTCCGTCAGCTCGCTGCAGGTGACCAGTTCCAGGTGCAGCTGGTCAACGCGGCCTCGCGCCCACCCACCGAGGCGGACGTGCAGGCCATCGTGCAGGGGGCCGGTCTGCCGTCGATCTACCGGTTCGACCGGCGGACGTCGGCTGGTGTGGTGCTCGACGCCACCAAGGTGCTGTATCTCCCGGCGCCCGTCGAGGTCGACGACTTCGAGGGCACCGAGCTGGGTGCGACGTTCTGGGGTCAGACCCTGACGTCGACGGACCCGTCCTACGGCATCGAGGACGCCGAGCAGCCGGGCATCGTCGCGGGCGTGTACCGCAACGAGAAGCCGCCGATGATCGCGGAGGTCATCTCCGACGCCATCGGCATGCCGGTGCTGGCGAACGCGGACCTGAGCCTCGCGGCGAAGGTCCTCTGATCGACACCGCTGGGGCGACCGGGTCATGCCTGGTCGCCCCAGTGGACACCACCGCACCGCACCCCGACCTGTGAGGAGACCCCCATCGTGTCCAAGATCCGCGACGACCTTGAGGGCGTCGTCTACGTCACCCGCGACCACGGCGCGTCGCCCCCGCTCGTGCTGCGCGCCGGCGACATCGTGCCCAAGGGCGTGACCGTAGGCGAGCACCTGCTGTCGACCAGGGCCGCACCCAAGCCCACCGAGCCACCGACAGAGCCGCCCGCGCCCGTCCAGGCTCCCGCTGACCCCGCTGGGGAGCCTGGAGACAGCGACCCGCCCGTCGAGCCGCCCAGCTCCGGCAAGGGCGCCACCAAGGTCGCGTGGGCCGCCTACGCAGTCGGCCTCGGCATCGAGCCCAAGCCCGACGCATCGCGTGAGGACATCATCGCCGCCGTAGACGAAGCCCTCGGTCGCTGACCGGCGTACACGAAGAGGAGGCTCGCGATGGCATACGACGTGACCCCGGACGACATTCGCGCGACCGCCTACGGCGTGGAGATCCCGACCGGGTCTGCCACCGACGCCCAGCTGACCGTCCTCATCGCGAAGGCGACCACGCGCATCGACGAGGCCGTGCCTTCCCTGGCCGCGCGTGTGACCGACGGCACCGTGACGAAGGCCGTGGTGCAGGACGTGATCGAAGACATGGTCCTGCGCGTGGTGAAGAACCCGAAGTCTCTGCGGTCCCTGGGGCTCGACGACTTCCAGGCGACCATCGACCAGGCCGTGTCCACGGGCATGCTGTATCTGTCCGACGACGAGCGCTCGCGGCTCCTGCCGCATGGGCGGGCCAACCAGCGGCTGGGCACCGTCCGTATCGGCCTGGCCCCGTGGCGGTGGCCGGGTGCTTGACATCGCGGGTTTCGCGCTCGGTATCGCGCGCCCCCTCGCGCTGTCGCGCATGACCGACACCTGCACGCTCGACCACATGGGGCCGATGGTGACCGCCTCCGACGGGTCGGTGTCGCAGATCGTCACCCAGGTCTACCCGGACCCGGCATGGCCGGCCACACACCCGCTGGCCTCGGGGCCGTGTTTCGTGCAGGCATACGACCAGCAGGAGTCCACCCCGGAGACCGCTGGGGCGACCGTCACGGTGCGCCGCTACCGATACGACATCCCCGTGGGGTCATGCGACCCGGGCGTGGGCATGGTCGCCACGATCATCACGTCCGAGCACGACCCGAACCTGCCCGGCAGCCAGCTGCGGATCACGTCCCCGCTTGGGAAGACGGCCGCGACCGCGTACCGCCTCGGCGCCGAGGCAGGCGTGTTCTACGTGCTGCCCGAGCCGGATGACGAGTCCTGATGGCTTCCGTCGACGACCGCGAGATCCGCGCGTTCGCCCGGGACCTGCGAGGAGCCTCGCAGCGCGTCGTCGACCAGGTGCCTGGGGTCATCAAGAAGGGCGCGGTCGAGGTCAAGAAACAGATGGTCGAGGAGATGGGCGGCTCCCGGTCGTTCAAGGGTGCCGCCCGCTCGATCAGCTTCGACATCCTCGACGGCGGGTTCACCGCCGAGATCGGACCCGTCTCCGAGCCCGGAGAGGTCCCGGGTGACCTCGCCGTCATCGCGTACTTCGGTGGCTCGTCCGGCGGCGGCGGGACCGTCCCGGACCCGGTGGGCGCGCTGAACGCCGACGCCCCGCGCATGGAGAAGGCGCTCGCCGACATCCTGGGAGGCGTCCTGTGAGAGACGAGCTCGACGCGCTGAAGGCCCGGGCGGAGACGCTGGGGCGCGAGGCATTCCTGGGCAGCGTGCCGCAGAGAACGACGCCCCCCGCGGCCTACTACCTGATCGAGCTCGCGAACGGAGCCCGACCGGATGACCTGCCGCTGTCGGAGGCGACGTCGGCCTGGGACCTGGCGCTGCGGATCAAGTCGGTGGGCCTGACGTTCGAGCAGGCGCTGACGTTCCTGGCCGATGCCCGCGACCTCCTAGTGCCGCTTGGCAGGGTCGGCCAGCTGGCAGTCGCCGGCCGCGGCGTGACCCTGCTGTTCGTCCGCCACGAGGCGGACTACGTGGACCGGGACGTGTCCCCGCACAAGCACATCTCCCTCGACACGTTCACGCTCTCGTCGGTCCCGGCTGACCCGGATGAGGAGTCCTGACATGCCTTTGATCGACGTCTACGACCAGCGCACAGGCCAGCGGCACGCGATCCCCGACCACTGGCTCGGGACACCGCTCGGCGCCGCCTACGGTCTGACCCCCCCGGCCGCCCCTGAGGTGGCCCCACCTGCGGCCCCAGCAGTCTCGCTGGTGCCTGCCCGGTCTCCGCGTCGCGGTGGCCGGACGCCTGAGCCTGACGCCGTCGAGGTGCCGGGCGACCCCACCGAAGCCCCCGGACACCGGGGACACCGAACGGAGGAGTGATCCCCGATGCTGACACTCGCTGATGGCCGCACGCGGCTCGACATCCTGACCGCAGCCCCGGCTGACCCGAACGCCATCACGCTCACGGAGCTCGAAGCGGCGATCCCTGCTGCGGACTTCATCAACAAGACCGACTTCCGCATGTCGCCCACGACCCCGGATGTGGTCCCGGACCAGCCGCTCTCGCAGGCCGGGAACGCGCAGACCTGGGGCAACGGGAACGCTGAGGCCGCCCTGACGGTCCTGCGGGACCTGGACGGCACCACGTTCCAGTCCTTCAGCGGCGGCGACGTCGTGTGGGCGGCCCTGAAGACGGCGGGCACGATCGTGTGGCTGGTCAAGCGTATCGGGCCGTTCGAGGCCACGGCGTACGTTGACGGCCAGGAATACACCTGGATGAAGGTCGTCACGGGCGAGCCGCAGGACCCGCAGGACATGGCCGGGTACGTCAAGAACCCGATCCCGCTGGGTCCGCAGGAGTGGGGCCGCGGCGAGGTCGACGGCGGTTCCTGACCGCATCTCCCGGGGCGGGCGCTCTCACAGGTCGCGCCCGCCCCGGGGCTTCATCACCCATCCGGCCTGTGCCAGAGACCCGCGGAGGCGGTTCCCATGAGCAAGACCATCCCGAGCGTTCCCGACTTCATCACCCGAGAGCAGTACGTCGCCATGTTCGCGGCGATGGGCGTCGACCCGTCGAACACGATCGAACTCCGCGCCGCCGCTGACGGCGTGCACGCCCTCGTCATCGCGCTCGATCAGGACGGCGAGCGCATTGTCGACCGCGACCGGGGCTACCAGAAGCACCGCATCTTCATCCCGGTCCGTCACGACCAGGACGACCGTCGCATGGCACGCATCACTGCCGTGGAGGGCTGACCTGTGGCCGTGACCAACGACGAGACGACCGGGCGTGAGTCCCGGTGCATGGCGTGCGGTCAGCGGATCGAGGAGGCCCTGCTGCTCAAGGGCCTGCCGCGCCGCAACCCCGACGACCCGACGGGCCCGAAGGTGCCGTCCCCGGGGATCCCCCGGTGGCGCCGCCTGGACCGCGGATTCGGATCCGCGAAGTGCGAAGACACCATGAACGGCATGCACGTCCCCAACCCCGACGACCTGTGACCCCGAGAGGCTGACCTGTGAGCACCGACGAGCACGAGAACATCACCCCCGAGGACTTCGACCTCATGGCGTGGATCGCGTCAGGCACCGTCGCGACTCGCACCGTGGACATCTTCAACCGGCCCGACATGGTCGCCGAATACGAGGCGCTCGAAGCCGAGTACGCGGAAGCGGAGAAGGCTGCCGCGCGGGCCGGGGACGATGCCCCGCTGTCGGCCGTGGATCCACGCCCGGACATCGAGGCGCGCATGGCCGAGTGGCGGGAGCGGTGGGAGGCGTCGAAGGCGACGTGGACCGTCCGGGCGCTGTCCCACGACGAGATCGAGAACACGTTCGAGCCGAAGACCGGAGGCGTGTCCTCCCCACCGCAGCCCGTGCCACCACCGGCGCAGGCCGGGAAGAAGGCCGCGGAGGACTACGCGGAGAAGGTCACGAAGTGGGCACGCACCGTACACGAGGCCGACCGGGAGCGGACCCTGCACCTGATCGCCGCCGCTGTGACCGCCGTTGAGTCCACGCGTGGCAGGCTCGAGCGTGACCCGGGTGAGCCGCCGATCGTGACCGTCGAGGCGCTGCGGACCCTGCGGGACCGCCCGCACGGTGACACGTGGGTGGGCATGATCCCGTCCGGCAAGGGGCAACGCGTCACGGGCAAGCTCGCGACGGCGGTGATGGCCGCGACGGAGGGTGACGTGGCCGTGCCGCGCCCTACATCGCCCGGGCGCTCCACGACCACCCAGGGCTGATCGCAGCCCTACGAGCGTCTCGGGAATGGCACGTCCGCCCGTCGAAGTACATGCGGTGGACGGAGGTCGACAGGGGCCTCGCTGAGGGGCTGCTCGCCTACGAAGCCAGCCTCGACGAGCACGGATTCCCGTCGTGGATCGCGCGCGACTCGGAGCAGAAGTTCGCGCCGGACGAGTTCATCGACCATGCAGCCGCGGCGTTTGAAGCGAACCAGAAGGCCGTCCGCAAGGCCGGGAACGAGCCAAGTCCTGGCACGCGGGTGATCGTCAAGCACATGGGCCCGCGGACGTCACCCGAGAGTCAGATCCAGGATCAGCCCGAGGAGTAGCACGACGGCAGGGACGCCGGCCGCGAGCGCCGCGATCCTGCCGAGAGAGACCTGTTCCCGTCTGTCGAGGGCCAGGCGCTGCACGACTGCCGTCCCGGCGCCGCCGATGACGCCGGCCGCAGCGACGAACACCCCCAGGACCGTGAAGCCGGAGACGTCGGCGGTCTGCGCCAGAACGTAGGCGACCACCCACAACGCAGCGCCGGTGGGAATCGACAGGACCGCGTAGAGCAGCGCGCGGGTACCAGGCGGCTTCATCGGCACGGTCGTGGTCTCAGTCATGCCGCCCATTCAACTCCACAGCGAACCAGGACGGGGGTGTGACAGTGGCCGATCGCAGCGTGCGCCTCATTCTCAAGGCCGAGGTCGCCGACTTCAAGCGGCAGATGGCTGAGGCGGCGGCGGCCACCGACAAGATCCCGGCGTCCGCAGCGAAGGCCGAGACCGCGCTCGGACGCATGGTGCAGTCGGCGCGCTACAACCGCGAGGCGTGGGACCGCGCCGGGCAGACCATGACAGCGTTCGGCACCGCGACGCTCGCCGGCCTGGCTGTCGCTGCCCGCGCGGCTGTGAACTGGGAGTCCCAGTGGACGGGCGTCCTGAAGACCGTCAACGGCACCGACGCCGAGCTTGGGGCGCTCGAAGAGTCGTTGCGCGAGATGGCACGGACCCTCCCTGCGTCGCACCAGGAGATCGCAGCCGTTGCTGAGGCTGCCGGTCAGCTCGGTGTGCAGACCCCGAACGTGGCGGCGTTCACGCGCGTCATGGTCGACCTGGGCGAGACGACGAACCTGTCGGCCGACGAGGCGGCGACCTCGCTCGCGCAGCTGATGAACGTCATGCAGACGAGCGCAGGTGACGTCGACAACCTCGGTGCGGCGGTCGTGGCGCTCGGCAACGACGGTGCCAGCACTGAGCGCGACATCGTGCAGATGGCTCAGCGCATCGCCGGTGCGGGCAAGATCGTCGGCCTGACCGAGGGTGAAGTCTTGGGCCTGGCGAACGCTCTCGCGTCGGTGGGTATCGACGTCGAGGCCGGTGGCACGGCCATCTCCAAGATCATGACCGACATGGCGAAGGCCGTCTCGACCGGTTCGGACGACCTGGCTGAGTGGGCGCGGGTCGCGGGGATGTCCGCGGCGGACTTCACGGCGGCGTTCGAGAGTGCCCCGGCGTCAGCCATCGCGTCTGTGGTTGAGGGCCTGGGACGGCTGAACGACAGTGGTGAGGATGTCTTCACCACACTCGACAACCTCGGACAGTCCGAGGTACGGGTCACACGCGCGCTGCTCACCCTTGCGAACTCCGGCAACTTGACGCGCGAATCGATCGAACTCGGCAACTCGGCGTGGGCTGATGGGAATGCCCTGCTCATCGAGGCGGCGAAGCGGTACGACACGACGGCCGCGAAGCTCGAGGTAGCGCGCAACTCGGTCAACGACGCTGCGATCTCCCTCGGCCAGGTCTTCCTGCCAGCGGTCAACGACGCTGCTGAGGGCGTCGCGGACTTCTCGCGCTGGCTGGCCGGACTGCCCGTGCCCGTGCAGCAGGCCGCTGGCGGGATCGGCGCTCTCGCGGGTGGGCTCGGACTGGCCGGCGGGGCGTTCCTGCTGATCGTCCCACGGATCCTCGATACCGTGACCGCGTTCAAGACCCTGGGCACGAGCGCCAAGGTGGCGTGGCGCAATGTCGGCGCTGGGCTCGTTGCCGTGACCGTCGCGGCGGCCTTCATCGAACTCGCCGATGCCGCGCAGAGCGCCAGCGTGAGCAGCGAGGAGCTGCTGAACCGGCTCATCGACATCGAGCAGAACGGCGCGGACGTCGCGACCCTGTTCGCGGACATCGGTCAGGGCTTCGCTGACGACCTGGCCCTGATGGGGCGCCTCGATCCGGGTAACGTCGACGAGTTCCGGGAGGCGATCGAGAAGCTGAACGAACCGACGATCGGCTTCGTGGCCACCATGAACGACATCACCGGGATCGACGGTGGGTTGCGTCAGCTCGGCATCCGCCTGCGCGACATCGGCGATGCGCTCGGTGTTGTGGCCGGGACCGACTTGGGGCGCGCGCAGGACCAGTTCAACCTCCTGGTCGACGCGGCGGGTGGCGGCGATGAGGCCGTGCGGCTGCTGCTGGACCGGATGCCCGCCTACCGGGACGCGCTGTACTCGCAAGCAACCGCCCAGGGTGTCGTGCTGGACGAGACGACCCTGCTTGCAGCCGCGACCGGCGAGATGGACATCGCGCAGGATGACGCCGCGGTGTCGTCTACCGCACTTGGGGACGCTACGCAGTACGTGGGCGAGTCCACCGAGGCGGCGACGGAGGCGCTCGATGAGTGGCGGACGATGGTCGCGGAGTCCGACGCCGCGTTCATCGACCTGGCCGACGCGTACCAGGGCGTCATCGACAAGAACGTGGCCTACGCACAGTCCACGGCCGACGCGACCGAGAAGTCCACCGACTCGTGGGAGGACTACTACGACGGGGTGACGGTCTCCTCGGCCGACTACATCGCCGAGCTCCAGGCCCAGGTCGACGCGCAGGCCGCATGGGAGACGAACATGACCGCGCTGACGACCAAGGCCCGCGACGGCATGACGGCGGACATGGCTGAGGCGGCAGACGCGATGATCGCTGAGCTGCTCAACCTTGGCCCCGAGGGCGCCGCCCAGGTGGCGTTGATGGCGTCGATGACGGACGCGGAGTTTCAGCAGGTCGTCACCCTGTGGAGCCAGAGTGGCACGGAGGCGACGGATGCGTTCGTGGATGCGGTCCAGACGCACGCTCCACCGGTGATCGCACTGACGGTTGACCCTTCGTCGGCCTATGGGGTGGTCGATTCGTTCCGGCGCACGGTGTCCGGGATGACGGTCTATGTGAACGTGGCCGGCCAGGACGTCGGGGTCTCGACGGGGCGCGGCAACCAGATTGGGCGTGCCTACGGGGGCCCGGTCCCGGGGTCTTCGCCGCACGTACGTGCGGACAACGTGCTGATCCGCGCGACCGCCGGCGAGTACATGCACCAGGTGCCTGCAGTGAACTACTGGGGCACTGGGTTCATGGACGCCGTCAACCGCATGGACAAGGCCGCGGTGGCATCGTCGGTCGCCGGGTACGCCTACGGCGGGCAGGTCGGGGTGCCGTCGTTCGCGTCCGGCGGGTCGTTGTCGGCACAAGGGGCCGTCTCTGGCGACACGTTCATCATCGACGGTGTCACACTCCACGGCTCCGACCTGCCCGCCGCCGTTGTCGAGTGGCTGTCCAGCGTCGGCCGTCACGCGAAGCAGAAGGCGGGGGTGACCTGAGTGGCTGAGCTCGCCTCTGCGTGGCGCACGTACGGGTCGGGCGCGCTGATGCGCGCCGAGCTGTACCTGACCGATCCGCCGGTCATCACCAAGGACACGGCCAACGTCAACATCTCAGCGTTGCTGCGCATCCGCACCACGAGCACCATCTCGGACAGCATCAACTCCAACGTCCTGTCCGGCAGCATGTCTGCCTCGGACCCGAACAAGTCGGTTGTCCACGGTAGTAGTGGTGGTGTGACCGAGACCTGTCTCGGGATCGCCTCGTTCGCCACGGTGTACGGCTCGCCTGTCACGGTGAGCGTGACCGGCACCCTGACCAACTACGAGATCGTCTCTGGGTCGACCGCAGTGGCCGGTTCGGTCACGATCCCGGCCCGTCCCTACCAACTGCCCGCTGCTCCGACTGGCGTCGGTGTCACGCGCAACTCGGACACCAGCCACACTGTGACGTGGACCCGGAACCCCAGCACGCCAGGGCCGTACCAGTCGCAGCAGGTCCAGCGGTCCACCGATGGTGGGGCGTGGGCTCAGATCGCAAGCGTGAGCGGCACGGCGACGTCCTACACGGACACGACCACCAGCGCGGACCACTCCTACCAGTGGCGTGTCGTCGCGACGAACACCACGGGGACCGCGACGTCGGCGGCGTCGACGACCCTGTACACGACCCCGAAGGCGCCCGGCACCCCGACGGCGGTGAAGTCCGGGGCCAACATCGTCCTCAGCTTCACCAACACCGCCCGCCACGACACGGGCATCAAGGTCTACGCCTCGCAGGACGGCGGGGCCTTCGCGCTGCTCGCGACGGTGCTGGCGGCGAACCTGACGACGTACACGCACACATCTCCCTCGACGTCAGTGACGTGGGCGTACCGGGTCGCCACGTACAACGGCGCGCTGATCAGCGCGCAGTCCGCATCATCGAACACCGTCCAGCTCGCGGCCCCCCCGAACGCCCCGACGGGTCTGGGTCCGTCGACGATCCGGGACGCCACCGAAGACGTGACGTGGTCGTGGACGCACAACCCGGTGGACTCGTCCCCGCAGTCGGGGTTCGAGGTGCGGCACCGGGAGGCCGGTGAGGTCACCTGGACCACGGTCACGGTCACCAGCAGCGTGTCGCAGTGGATCCTGCCGGGAGGTACGTACGCCAACCCCGAGACGGTGGAGTGGCAGGTCCGGACCAAGGGCCTAGACCCATCCTACGGGGCGTGGAGCGCCACCGCCACGAGTCCGACGTCGACCAGGCCGACGGTGACCATCACCTCCCCTGCGGATGGCAGCACCCTGGACACCTCCCAGCTGGTCGTGTCGTGGGCGTACTTCGACGCTGAGGGCGCACCGCAGTCCGCGTGGATCGCCAGACTGGTCAACTCTGCGGGCACCATCGTGGAGGAACAGACCGTGGCGGGCGCGGCGACCACGACCACGTTCGCCACGGTCGTCGCCGACGGCACCAGTTGGACTGTGCGTGTCATGGCGGCGGACACCCCCGGGCTGTGGTCGGCCATAGCCGCCGCAGCATTCACGGTGGCCTACGCCCTGCCGGCCGCGCCGACCGTGGACCTCACGTGGGACCCGGCTACTGCCGCAGTCACGGTCGCGATCACCAATCCGGAGGTCTCCGACCTGTCGTTCCCGTTCGGCTACGGCGAGTTCGGCGATGGCGGGTTCGGGGGCGACGGGTTCGGGGGCGGCGGCGGGGTGCCCACCGACCACAACGAGGTGTGGAGGTCCATCGACGGCGGCCCGTGGGAACTGATCGCGTCGGGTGTGCCCCCGAACACCACGACCACGGACTGGTCCCCGACAGTGGCCGGAACCAACGCGTACCGGGTCGATGCCGTGTCGGCGCTGCCGTCGACCGCGACCTCAGCAGCGGTCGAGCAGGTCACCGCCGCCACGGGCCTGTGGGTGTCGGGCGGGCCCGGGTTCTCCCAGGTGTGCCTGGTGCGTTCCAACGTCGAGATCGGGATCGAGACCGGTCGGGCCGTGAAGGTCCTCCGCCAGTACGCAGGGCGCGACTACCCGATCGAGCGCACCGGCACGGCCCGCTGGCACAGCCTGACCATCGACGCAGACATCCTGGCGGTCCGGGTGCAGCAGGGCCTGGCCTCGGCCCCTGCCGCGTGGGAGGCCCTTGCCGATCTGGCGGGCCCGCACCTGTGGCGTGACCTCGACGGCAGGTACGTGCAGGTGTCTCTGGGTGCGGTGAGCATGCGGCGCCTCAGGGGCGGCCACGTGTACCGCCTGTCGGTGACCGCGACCCGGGTGGACGCATGACCGCCCTGTGGGTGCCCCCGGGGCCTGACCCGCTACTGACGCACCGGGTGGAGTCGTGGCGCGTCGACGTCCTGGCCCGTGACGACTCCCCACTCGGCGAACTCACCGGTGTCACGGGTGGCACCGTGGAGCACAACATCAACCGGGTCATCCACGGTGGTGGGCGCCTCGACGTCGACGACCTCGCCCAGGTGCCCGACTGGCTGGACCTGCGGGTCCGCACCTGGTGGCAGGTCGAGGGCATGGGCCCCTGGCCGCTCGGGACATTCCTGTGCTCCGCGCCCAGCGAGCAGCACAAGGCGACGGGGCGGGCGTGGTCCATCGAGCTCCTCGACAAGCTCACCATCCTGGACGAGGACAAGGTCGACGGCACCTATGCCCTGCCGGCCGGGACGGTGGTGACCACGGCCGTGCGGGCTGTGATCCTTGCGAGTGGCGAGACGGCGGTGGCGATCACCGACTCGGCCGAGACGCTGACCGCGGCGATGGTGTGGGAGGCGGGGACCTCCAGGCTGCGGATCGTCAACGACCTGCTCGCGGCGATCAACTTCTTCGCGCTGCGGACCGACCTGCACGGGCGGTTCGTGGCCGCCCCGTATGTTGCGCCGGGTGACCGGGCCACGGTCCGGGACCTGACCGGCGACGCGATCGTCGTCGAGGAGTGGACCCGAGACCAGGACCTGGCGTCGGTCCCCAACCGTGTGGTGCTCGTCGGGCGTGGCTCCGGGGACACCGAGGCACTGGTGGGGGTCGCGGAGAACACCGACCCTGCGAACCGCCTGTCGATCCCGTCGCGGGGCCGGGTCCTGACGCACACGGAGACCGGGGTGGAGTCGTCCTCACAGGCCGTGATCGACGCCCTCGCGGCCCGCAAGCTCGCGGACCTGTCGGCGCCGGCGGCGACCCGGGTCATCGAGCACGCCCCGGTCCCGGTGGGGCTGCATGACGTCGTCGCCCATGAGGGTGTGCGGGGTGCGATCCAGTCGTGGTCGCTGGACCTGAGCGTGGGGGCCGACATGCGCACGAACCTGCGGGAGGTCGCGTGATCCGCCCCGAAGACCTCGACGTCCTGCTCCCGGGCCCGACTGCGGCTGGGGACTCGTGGCGGTGGGCCACGGTCACCCAGGTGTCACCGCTGCGGGTCCGCCTCGACGGCGACACGGACCCGCTACCTGTGACCCCCGACACCCTGACGGCCGTAACGGTGGCTGACCGGGTGTGGTGCCAGCTCACAGGCCGCCGTGTCGTGGTGCACGGGGTTGCGCAGTGAGCACCCGACCGCCGACGGACCTGACCGACTGAGGGAGACCCACCATGGCCATCAACCTGACCGACCTGACCGACGGCACCACTTCGTGGGGCACCCCCCTGCGCGGGCACCTGACCGACCTGGACACCCAGGGCCTCGCAGCGCAGGCGTCCGCCGCAGCGGCGCAGACCACAGCCGACGACGCAGCGACCGCGGCCGCCGGTGCACAGTCCGACGCCACCCAAGCACTCGCAGACGCCGCGGCCGCTCAAGCCACCGCTGACGCCGCGTCGGCAGTGACAGGAGTGGGTGTGACCGTCTCCGGCAACATCCTGGTCGCCACGACCAGCACACCCGCAGGCATGGTGGCCGGGGACCTGATCGTCGTGGTGCCCTGATGGCGACAGGCGTCTACTACGCCCACCCCGACGGGTACCTGCGGGTCGGCGGTACCGGTGAGCTGAGCTCGGTGTGGAGTGGGGCACCGAAGCTGGGTCTGGCTGAGCGCGCGGCCCTGGATGCGGCGTGCATCTCAGCCGGACAGATCACCTACGTCCCCTCGGCTGCGACCACGGGCCTGCTGCCGGGCACTGGCCCCCTGAACCTGAACCCTCTTGGAGATGGCACCACCGAGGTCGCCGCGACCTGGGGGCCGTCTGCTCTGTCCGAGCGCATGGTCTGGGGTCAGCTCAAGCCAAGTGCCGCTGGTGCGTCGTCCATCGACAACTCCTGGATCGCCGGACCACGCCCGGACATCGTGGCTGCCAACCCGGCATCGACCGGGTACATCCGGGAGACGTCCAACCTGGCCAGGGTCTGGGCCGCTACGAACTGCGTCTTCAACGCCTGGGCGTGGACCATGCCCGAGCTGAACCCGCCCGGAGGAGCATGGGACGTCGAGGAGTTCCTCTTCCTGATGAAGCAGTCCATCGGGATCCGCGCCGGCCGCTTCCAGCTGTCCAACTGTGAGATCACGGGCGTGCAGGACGGGTTCAACATCGCCACGACCCTCACCGACGCCGAGACCGACGAGCTGATCACCAACCCAGCCCATGTTCGGCACTGCTGGGTGCACGCCCCGCTCTTCTACCGCGGGCCGCTGTACCCGTCGCAGCCAGAGGGCACCCACTCTGACGATCAGCAGTGGTCCCGGGTGATGTACCTGACCAACGAGTACAACCTCCTCGGCGGACCGAACGACGACCTGTCGGGCTACGCCCTGACCCCGTCCAGGGAGACATCCGACGGGTGGGCCAACGCCGGGCTGATGGTCAAGCAAGAGGCTCCGGGGTCCGCGCTCGGCTACACCAAGGCGTGCACCACGCGACGGAACATCTTCTGGGCCCACGGCCCCGGTGGCGCGGTCGAGGGCAACGGCTACGACATCAATCACGCCTACAACCCGACCTACCCCAACGCGATGGGCGACTGCGACTGGACGGACAACCTGCACGTGCGTCGGGCTGACGGCAAGTACGTGATCCGGTCCGCCACCTACGCCGGGTTGCACTCGGGGCACACGATCATCGACATGGATCCGGACGGGCAGGGCTGGACCGTGGCCGAGGCCGCCCCCATCACGAGCGGAGGCTGACCGTGGCCCATGTGATCAAGTGGGCCGACGTCGCAGGCTCCCTCTCCGACGACGAGGTCCTCACCCTCGCCAACCTGCCAGGGCTGAACACCACCACTCAGCCGCAGCCGACCTCGGGCAACCGGTGGCGGTGGAACGCCGCGCGGGGGTGCCCGGACCGGCTGCTGGACGCGGTGGCCGGGAACTACGTCCGCGGGGACGACACCGGGGGAACTGACGCGGCCGCGCTGCGCTGGTTCGACTGGAATGGCGACCCCGGGGCCAACATCAACCTGCTCGCGTTTCGGGACTCCTCGGACGCCCAGACGTTCGGGATCGCGCTGGCGTCCAACGGACACCTGACCGTGACCTACGGGGCCAGTGTCTACGGCGCGTACATCGACATGACTGGGATGGACGCGGGCACCTACGCCGTGCAGGTGTGGTGCCACGCCGTGGCAACCCCGGACGGGTACGTCCGGCTCGCGCTCTACGACGAGGCGCTGACTCAGATCGGCACCACGGTCGAGACTGCCAGCCTCGACCTGCCCCGCGCGGACCTGGGTCACTGTCGCTTCGGCGGAGCCACCACGACCACGAACTACACGTCGGACGTCCTCGGCGGCCTGGGCATCGCCTGGGGGGTCATCACCGCCGGAGACGACCTACGAGCACTACTCCTCCCGACGCCCGTCATCTACTACTCCGCTGACGGGGTGACCTCGGTGCCATGCGAGCTCTACTACTCCGCCGACGGCGTGACCGCGGTCCGTGTGGACCTCGAGGCGACCTGACCGGGTCCACCGGTCAGAGGGCATGTCCTCACCACTGCAGCGAGGCCGCCACCGCGCTCGCCCACGGCGCGGCCGGGCTGATGGTCACCGCCGTCGTCCCGCCCGCACTGCCGTGGGTGGCCTGACCCGAGGAGGGCTCCGTCATGCCCGACCACCTGGTCTTCGCTCTCACCGTCCTGGCGACGGCGCTCGTGACCCTCGGCGGGTCGTGGCTGGTCTCCCGCGGCAACGCCCGCACGGCCGACATCACGATGCTGTCCACAGCGCTCGCTCGGATCGCGACCCTCGAGACCCGCGTCGACAGCCTCGAAGCCCGGCACACGTCCGCGCTGGCCTACGCCCAGCGCCTCCGTGACCACATCTACCGGCGTGTGGACCCGCCCCCGCCCGACTGGCCGGACGACCTGATCGGAGGCTGACCTGGGCCAGTGCCGCCGAGCTCACCGAGCGGCCCGTCGACCAGGCCACCCTTGACCACGTCCGCTTCATGGCACGTCTCGTCCTGGAAGCGCGGACCGGCCGCCACGAGCAATCGAGCATCTTCGAGGACGGCACGGTCGGGTTCCTCAAGCCCTGACCGTGCACTGGCTGCACCCGGCCCGGGAGATCGGGCGCGTCTCGTCTGATCAGGAGGGACCTACCGTGACCCGCTACTTGCCCCGTCACCCGCCACTGCTCGGACACCGCCACCGCTGCCACCGACAGGGAGCATGCTGATGGCTGACGCGATGACCGACCACGACCGCCTCATCCGCCTCGACGGAAAAATCGACGCCTACGCCGCCGGGCAGGGCGTCCGCCTGGACAACATCGACAAGCGACTCGACCGCCA